AATATTAAGAGTTTTAAAAGAAACATCAAAAAGCATAAAAGAAAAAAGCAGCTATTAAAAAATAACCGCTTTATAAATTAACTTACTTATATTTTATCACGAAAAGGAGAAATAAACAATAAATGAAAGATCAAATAAACAAACCTAACCCAAAACATTACAAATTAGAATTAAGAAATATTCCAGTAATTATTAATGGAGAAAAAACTATAATAGATAGCTTACAACTTGAAGCTAGACATATTTTAAAAGATGTTGTAAACGAAGCTGCTTTAACAAATGAGCAAGCGGCTTGGTATTGGAGTGTTGGTAAAAGGTATTTTAGATTGTGTAAAAAACATGACAACCCAACAACTGATATAAAAAAAATAATTCAAGAGTCAACATTCTTGTTAAGTTCATTACTTGATAAAAATATAAACGCTAAATTAATTGATGAAAATGGTAATGATTTATTAAATGATCATCAACCAGAAGATTTCAGCCCGTTTGACAAGCTAAAAGAAATGCTATCACCGCAAGAACAAGACTTGATTAAAGATAAAGAAATAGTAATGGTTAGAATTGGCCACGATAATATTTATTTAGATAAAGAAGATGCACAAGATGTTTTTCAATTATTAGGAGATGCGATATATGGTGAAGATCAATAAATTAGAGATAGAAAACGTTAAGAGGGTTAAGGCGGTTCAAATAGAGCCAACAGCGAATGGGTTAACTGTTGTTGGTGGTAAGAACGGTCAAGGTAAAACAAGTGTTCTGGACTCAATTGCATGGGCGCTGGGTGGTAATTCTTACAAACCATCTAACCCACATCGTGAAGGCAGTGTTGTGGCACCGATGATTAGAATACAGCTTGATAATGGGCTTATTGTTGAACGTAAAGGAAAAAACGGAACACTTATGGTAACTGATCCAAGTGGTAAGAAAGCAGGCCAAAACTTATTAAATAGCTTTGTTGAACAGTTTGCCATTAATTTACCTAAATTTATGGAGATGAACTCTAAAGACAAGACTAAGGCGTTATTAAATACAGTAGATGGGCTTGGTGAAAAGATTTACGAATTAGAGCAAGAGGAATTAGAAATTTATAACAAACGCCGAACAGTTGGCCAAATTAGAGATCAGAAGAAACATTATGCTGAAGAACAACCTTTTTACAAAGAGGTTGGAAACGAGATAGTAAGTGCTTCTGAACTAATTAAAGAGCAACAAGAAATATTGGCCAGAAATGGTGAAAATCAACGTAAGAGGGATAACCTGGAGAATTTAACAGCTAGACAAACATTAGTAATTAATAAAAAGGCTGAATTAGAAAGACAATTACTAGAAATAAATAACGAGTTAGAAACTCTTGAAACTGATATAGAAACAGCTAATAAAGATGTTGTTGATTTAATCGATGAAAGCACTGAAGAACTTGAACAAAGTATCGAGAACATCGAAGAAATTAATAGAAAAGTCAGAGCAAACCAGGATCGTGAGAAAGCTGAAATGGATGCTGAACACTATGCGCTGCAATATAAAGATTTATCAGATGAAATAGATGCATTAAGAGAACAAAAGCTAGACTTGTTAAATGGTGCTAATTTGCCACTAGAAGGCCTTAGCGTTGATAATGGTGTAATTACTTACAAGGGCCAACCTTGGGATAATATGAGCGGTTCAGAACAGCTTATAGTAGCAACTGCCATTGTTAGAAAGATAAACCCACAATGCGAGTTTGTCCTGGTCGATAAACTAGAGCAAATGGACTTAGAAACGTTGCTAGACTTTGCTAACTGGTTGAAAGATAACAAGTTACAAGCAATAGCAACACGAGTAAGCACTGGTGAAGAATGCCAGATAATAATTGAAGATGGATATGTTAAAGAGCGAAAAGTAGAAGAACCAACACAAGCGCAAGCAGCTTGGATGGCAAACAAAGGGGGTGAATTTTAATGAGAATTACAAAAGGTAAAAGAGCAAGAGCGCAAAAGGTGGTAATTTATGGTACTGAAGGTATCGGGAAAAGTTCACTAGCTGCACAATTCCCAGAACCTCTGTTCATAGATACAGAAGGATCAACAGACAATATGGACGTTGCCAGACTGGATAAGCCAACAAGTTGGGTGATGCTTAATAATCAGATTGCATTTATTAAGGCAAACCCTACTGTATGTAAAACGTTGGTAATTGATACTATTGACTGGGCTGAATCGTTATGTGTTGATAATCTTTGCGCGATGCATGGCAAGAAAGGTATTGAAGATTTCGGTTATGGTAATGGTTATGTGTATGCGAAAGAAGAAATGGGACGTTTCCTAAACAAATTACAAGACTTAATTGAAATAGGGATCAACGTGGTACTTACAGCACATGCACAAATTAGAAAGTTTGAATTACCAGATGAAATGGGATCATATGACAAATATGAACTTAAGTTAGGTAAAAAGACAAGTTCACAAACAGCGCCACTTGTAAAAGAATGGGCTGATATGGTTCTATTTTGCAATTACAAAACTTATCTAATAGCGCAAGAGGGTTCAGCTAAGAAAAAGGCACAAGGTTCACAACGTGTAATGTACACGGAACACGCAGCGGCCTGGGATGCTAAGAACCGCCACGGGTTGCCAGGAGAACTACCGCTTGATTTTAGTGGGATTGCACATATTTTCAACCAACCAGAACCAGTGGCACAAACTAAGCCAGATGAAACTAAAAAAAGTGGTAACGAAGTAATAGAAGACAATTTCAAAGATATTATTACAGAAGTGGCCAATAAGCCAGTTGAAGACTTAGTGGATCCGTTTAAACCAGATAAACCAGATTATATCCCGCAACCATTATGGGACTTAATGGAACAAGATGGAATTACTGAAGATGATATTAAGCTTGTAAGTGAAAGTAAAGGTTATTTCCCTAAAGGAACGCCAATGAGTGTTTATAACGAACAAGGTTACTTAACTGGTTACATTATCCCTAAATGGGAAGGTTTAAAACAATTATTAAAAGAATTAAAACAACAATAAAAAAACAATATAAATTTTAAGGAGATTATAAACAATGATGAATAACAATACAAATTTTAACAACAACTTTGAAAGAGAATTAGACTGGGATGCTGAAATAGTAAAAGATAGTGAGTTTGTACTATTACCTCCAGGGTTATACCAATTTACTGTTGAAGGTTATGAAAGAGCGCAACACGTACCAACTAACCCTAACGCTAAATTACCAAGTTGTCCTAAAGCGATTGTATCAATCAACATAAAAGCTAATGAAGGTGAAACAACGCTTAAACACAACCTATTCTTACATAGTTCAGTTGAAGGTTTATTATCGGCTTTCTTTGGTGCAATTGGGTTTAAGAAAAAAGGTGAGCCATTAAAAATGGCGTGGAACCAATTACCAGGAGCAACTGGAGTTTGTAAAGTAGGAATTAGAGAACACAACGGAAACCAATACAACGAAGTGAAAAGCATGATTTATAAAGATGATGTTGATATTACAAAAGTATTAAACGTACAAAACCCGTTTGCACAACCTAATTTCAATCAACCGCAACAAAATCAACAGCCAACTTGGAATAACCAAGGGAATAACACTCAAGGCGGGTTCTAAAAATGAAGCTTAGACCTTATCAAGAAGAAGCAAGGGTTAAGGTTCAAGAAGAATGGGAAGGGGGCGTTAACAAAACGCTCCTTGTCCTGCCAACTGGTTGTGGTAAAACTATTGTATTTTCCAAAATAATAGAGGATAGAGTTAAAAAAGGTGATAGGGTGCTTATATTAGCACATAGAAGCGAATTGTTAGAACAAGCAAGTGACAAGCTAAAGAAAAGTACTGGACTTAATACAGCGTTAGAAAAAGCTGATAGCACTTCTAAAGATACTTGGTTTAGGGTTGTCGTTGGTAGTGTTCAAACGTTACAACGTGAGAAAAGACTTAACCAATTTGATAAAGATCACTTTGATACTATTGTTATTGATGAAGCACATCATTGTATATCTAACAGTTATCAGAATGTACTTAACCATTTTGATAAGGCAAAAGTACTGGGGGTTACTGCTACACCTGATAGGGGTGACATGAAGAACCTGGGAACTTATTTTGAAAGCTTGGCTTATGAATATAAAATCGTGGATGCTATCAAAGAAGGTTATTTAAGTAAGATACAAAGTTTAACCATACCATTGAATCTTGATTTAAGTGGTGTATCAACACAAAACGGAGATTTTAAAGCAAGCGATGTAAGCAATGCGCTTGATCCTTATTTAGAACAAATAGCTGATGAAATGGTAAAACATTGTAAGGATAGAAAAACGGTTGTATTTTTACCACTAGTCGCAACAAGTCAAAAGTTCAGAGATATTCTTAACTCAAAAGGTTTTAAGGCTGCTGAAGTCAACGGAGAAAGTAAGGATAGAGCGCAAGTCTTAGAAGACTTTGACAAAGACAAATACAACGTATTATGTAACTCAATGTTACTTACAGAGGGTTGGGACTGTCCCAGTGTCGATTGTGTAATTGTACTTAGACCAACAAAGGTTAGGGCTTTATATTCTCAAATGGTTGGACGTGGTACAAGATTACACCCAGGAAAAGAAAACTTATTATTATTAGATTTCTTATGGCACGTTGAAAAGCACGAGTTGTGCAGACCTGGCCACTTGATTGCCAAGAATGAAGAAATAGCTAAAAAGATTACTGAATTAAGTGAAAAAGAAGTAGGAAACGCGGTTGACTTAGAAGAAATAGAAGTTAAGGCAGCTGATGAAGTAATACAAGATAGAGAAGCAAGCCTTGCTAAACAACTTGCTGAACAAAGACGTAAGAAAGGTAAGTTAGTGGATCCGTTACAATTTGAAATGAGTATCGCTGATGAAGATCTTGCCAATTATGTGCCAAGTTTCTTAAGTGAACAAGCCCCACCAAGCGAAGCGCAAATAGAAACGCTTGAAAAGATGGGAATTAATGCCAGCGCCATTGATAATTCTGGTAAGGCAAGCTTGTTGATCGATCGTGTAATTAAAAGACGTGAGATGGGGTTTGCTACACCTAAACAGATTAGGTTGCTAGAAAGTAGAGGTTTCAGAAAAGTTGGTAACTGGAGTTTTGAAGATGCTAACAAGATGATTACTAGAATAGCAGCAAACGGCTGGCGTTTACCTAGAGGAATGGTTGCAAAAGATTATAAGCCAAAAAGTATGATGAATTAGGAAGGAATAGAAAGTATGAAATTTTTAGACTTATTTGCTGGTATTGGCGGGTTTCGGTTAGGAATGGAACGCGCTGGCCACAAATGTGTTGGATATTGTGAAATAGATAAATATGCAAGGTTAAGTTACAACGCCATTCACAATACAGAAGGAGAAATAGACTATAAAGATATTACAGAGGTGACTAATGAAGAATTTAGAAAGCTTAGAGGCAAGGTCGATGTTATTTGCGGGGGATTTCCCTGCCAAGCCTTTTCAATTGCTGGTAACCAATTGGGATTTGAAGATGCTAGAGGAACTTTATTCTATGAAATTGCTAGAGCGGCTGAACAAGTCAAACCACGCTATTTGTTTCTTGAAAACGTCCGAAACCTTTTATCACACGATAAAGGAAAAACATTCACGCGAATGCTTAAAATCTTGGATGAACTGGGGTATGATGCAGAATGGCAAGTGCTTAACAGCAAAAATTTCGGAGTACCACAAAATAGAGAACGAGTGTTCATTATTGCACATCTTAGAGGAGAATGTACCTACAGAGTATTTCCTATCAGAGGAAAAGACGAGAAATTTAATACTGATGGAGAAATAAATCAAGTAGGAAATATAGGTAAAAGTGATAATTTTGGAGGAAACCCGCAAGTTACTAGAGTATATGATATTAATGGAATTTCCCCAACTTTAAACACTATGCAAGGTGGTGGGAGAGAACCTAAAATCGTTGTGCCAGTACTTACTCCAGATAGAGTAGAAAAAAGACAAAATGGTAGACGATTTAAAACAAATGGTGAACCGATGTTTACAATAACAACACAAGATAGACATGGTGTACTAGTCAGAGAAGCAACAAAACAAGGATATGCGGTGGCTGATGTTGGAGATAGTATCAACTTCTCACATCCCAACTCAAAAACCCGCCGTGGTCGAGTAGGAAAGAACATCGCTAATACACTACTTACAAGCGATGAACAAGGGGTTGTATTATCAGATTACAAGATTAGAAAACTTACACCCCGTGAGTGTTGGAGATTACAAGGCTTTCCCGATTGGGCGTTTGACAAGGCACAAGCTGTTAACAGTAACAGCCAATTGTACAAACAAGCTGGTAACAGCGTTACAGTGAATGTAATAGAAGAAATAGCGAAAAGATTAAAGTGATAGAGGTAGTCAAGAATGGATAACAAAAAGAATTTAATAGAATTATTAGAATACATTAACCCTGCTATTCTTGATTATCAAGAATGGGTTAACGTGGGAATGGCCATGAAACATGAAGGCTTAACAGCACAAGAGTGGGATCAATGGTCGCAAGCTGATCCAAGGTATAAGCCTGGTGAATGTTTTAGAAAATGGGAAACTTTCCAAGGTTCTAGCGCTGGTAAGCCCGTTACTGGTGGCACGATATACCAGATGGCTGTTGAGAATGGATATTCACCAGTGTATATGGACTTTGAAAACTCACATGCACTTAATTGGGACGATGAAATTAATAACGATGGTGATTATAAGTTCATTGACAAAAGCTGGATAGAAGGAAAAGAAATTCAAGAGCCAACACACTGGCAACCAGCACAAGAGCTAATAACGTATTTAGAAACACTTTTCCAGAGTACAGAAAACGTTGGTTTTGTTACTGAAACTTATCCCTTAGAAGATAAAGAAGGTAACACGGTTCACAAACCCAAGAAAGGTGTTTTTGATAGGACAGCGGGCCACTTAATAGAAAAGCTTCACAAATATAAAGATGATATAGGTTTTGTTATAGGTGATTACAACAAAGAGGCTGGGGCCTGGATAAGGTTCAACCCGTTAGATGGTAAAGGCGTTAAAAATGATAACGTAACAGAATTTAGGTATGCACTTGTTGAAAGTGATAGAACAAGTATATCACAACAAAACGCTATTATCCGTGAGTTAGAGTTGCCAGTGGCGTGCCTTGTGCATAGTGGTGGTAAGTCAGTTCATGCGATAGTTAAGATAGATGCTAGAGATTATCACGAGTACCAGAAAAGGGTTGATTACTTATATAAAGTATGTGCTAAGAACGGGTTAGCAGTTGATACTCAAAATAAAAACCCTTCACGTTTAAGTCGAATGCCTGGAGTGATTAGAAACGGTCGTAAACAATTCTTAATAGATACTAACATTGGTAAACAAAGCTGGGATGAATGGTTTGAATATATAGAAGATTTAAACGATGATTTACCAGATCCAGAGAATTTAGAAGACTTCTGGGATGACATGCCAGAACTAGCACCAGAATTAATTAAAGGAGTGCTTAGACAAGGACATAAAATGCTAATCGCTGGGCCTTCTAAAGCTGGAAAGAGTTTTGCACTGATAGAGATGGCCATTGCTATTGCTGAAGGTAAAAAGTGGCTTAATTGGGAATGTGCGCAAGGTCGTGTATTATATGTGAACTTAGAACTGGATAGAGCCAGCTGTTTACATAGGTTTAAGGATGTGTACACAAGTATGGGGCTTAGTGCTAACAACTTACAGAACGTGCATATATGGAACCTAAGAGGGAAAACAGTACCAATGGATAAGTTGGCACCAAAACTAATCAGAAGGGCCCACAAGAAGAATTACACGGCTGTAATTATAGATCCTATTTACAAGGTTCTTACTGGAGATGAAAACAGTGCTGACCAGATGGCCCATTTTACTAACCAATTTGATAAGGTTGCCACTGAATTAGGGTGTTCAGTTATTTATTGTCACCATCATTCTAAAGGGTCGCAAGGTGGTAAAAAGTCAATGGATAGGGCCAGTGGTAGTGGAGTATTTGCAAGGGATCCAGATGCATTAATAGACCTGGTGGAGTTGGATATTCCAGAAACGCTGCTTAAGACTCAAATTAATAATGAGTTAGTTAAGTATTACGAGGATAGAATTAAAACGCTTAACAACAAGTATTACATTACAAAAATTGGTATGGATGATCATTATGATTATGAAAAGATGAAATACCATGCTGAACAGAGTCTAAGTGGCCATTTAATGGAAGTAAGAGCAAAGGCCAAGGAGATAGAAGCTAAAGTCAAACAACAAACAGCTTGGCGCGTTGAAGGTACTCTAAGAGAGTTTGCGAAGTTCGAGCCAGTCAATATATGGTTTAATTATCCAAAACATACCATTGATGATGTGGGTGTACTTGCTGACTTAGAAGCTGATAGTAATGACAATAAGTATAGTAAGGCCAAAAAAGGTAGAACGGAACAAAACAGCGAAAACAATAAAGATAACATGCTAGAGTTTGAGATGGCAGTTGAAAATTGTGTGTTTGAAGATGAAGAACCCACAAAAAAAATGGTCGCTGATTACTTAGGTGTAAGTGTAAGAACTATAGAAAGAAAACTGGAAAATAGTAAAAAATTTAGGTATGATAAGGACTCAAAAACGATAAAAAAAGTTGCGACACGACAGACAAAAGGTAGTCGTGACGAAGTGTAAAATCTTGCGACACGACATAAAAAAGTAGTCGTGTCCGACATGTCGGCGACATAAATTTTCGTGTCGTGACGTGCGACACGACAGCCCTATACTTAAAAGTATAGTATTGGTGACGGAAAGTGTCCGACAGTACAAGTGTCCGACAGAACAAGGGGGTTAAAAACTCCCCCTTGTCTGTACGTACATTGTCCTGTACTTCCCGCCCGTGTCCAAAAATGGAAAATGAAAAAATGGTAAAAAAATAAAATGGAGTTAAGGAAGTGCAAATTAAAAATGGCAATTCAGTTTTTTGTCCCACTGAAAAAAATTCCAAAGGTAACTCACCAGGATAAAATTATTTCGGTTAAAAATGGTAAACCAATTATTTTTGACTCACCACGTTTGAAGGAAGCAAAAAGCATTTTTGAAAATGGTCTTGCTGGGTTTGCTCCGAAACATAAAGATCAAATGTTAAATGCTCCTATTGGGGTGGAATTATATTGGTGTTTCCCAGTGGAAAAAGATAAGGTACCTGGTGACTATCACATTGTTAAGCCAGATGCTGATAACCTAGCTAAGACATTTATTGATAGAATGACTTACATGGGTTTCTGGAAAGATGACTCACATGTCAGCAAGATTGTTAGTGAAAAAAGGTACGATAAAATCAGTGGTGTTTTTGTTAAAGCTTACGAGCTATAAAAGAAGGTAGGATAACAATGGTTAAGAAGATTAAGAAGAAAAAGAGTAAACAAGATAAAAAAAGAATTAGCGCCCAGGAACGTATCCAAGAAGAAATGGCCTTTAATAAACGTGCTAAGGATCTGGCCAGCTTGGTGAACTTAGAAAAGAAGGTTATGTTTGTTGATTGTGCATTGGCAATAGCATGTAATTTAAGAGTAAATTATGGATATGGCAAGAAAAGGTTAGTAGATTTCTTAGATAAGTACCTGGATGTAACACTAGATTGGAGAAGCGGTCGTTATTATGATCGTGAAATGATGCTAGAAACATTACAACAAGAACTGGGCTTTGACTTTGAGAGTTATATGGTGGAGCAAATGAAAAACCATGTTGATAAGTTGATGGCCTGGGAACTAGAAGAAAAAGAAGGTGATGACAATGGAAAGACAACGTAAGTTTAGAAGTAAGTTCGATAAGGTGATGTATGAAAAAGGAATTACTAACGAGGAACTAGCTGAAAAAACTGGGCTTGCTATTGGTAGTATTAGAAACCTAAGAAGAACGGGTGTTGAACATTGTCGTTACAGAACTTTAAGGAAACTATGTGAAGCGTTGGGGGTTAAGGGTTATGAATTATGATGATGTGATTGAAGTTAGGTTGTATAACCCTACACCGTGGGAGATTATCCAGGAAATAAAAATAAAGAAGCTGCTTGGTTATTACTTAGCTGACACAGAATGGGCTTCTGATGAAAAATATAAAATCTTAGTAACTTTGAAATTTGAACTCTTAAAGGAGTAAAAAAGAATATGGCAAAGAAAAAAACTTTTAAAAAGATTTATGCTTTTTATCATCGTGACACATTCATTTGCATGGGAACTATACCAGAAATTTGCAGGTACACTGGAAAGCCAAAAAGCACTATATGGGCTTATGGAAATGAAAGGTATAAAAATGGTAATTCATACGTGCTTATAGAAGTTGAAGACGATGAAGAAGATGAAATTATTGAAGATCAAGGAGATTAGAAAGATATGTTTAATAAATTAAATAGAATTGAAGAACTAGATTGCACAACAGTAGATGGAGTTAAAGGGTTTATTGAAGATTATATTAATAATTCATTCATTGACTTACAAGAGTTTAATAAGGAAACTGAAGAAATTATTGATATTAAGGTTATACCTACAGAGAAAAAAGTAAAAATTCTTATTTTCGTTGGTGATAAATAAGAACTAGAAAGGGTTGAGTAAATGAAATTAGCAAATCATATAAGAAAAGGTGGTAGCGATGAATGGTACACTTTACCTAATTCAGTTGAGATTATATTACCTTATCTGAAAAAAAAGAATTTTTAAAAGGTTTGGTGTCCGTTTGATACTGTTGAAAGTGAATTTGTAAAAATTTTAAAGCGTGAAGGTTATGAAGTAGTTCACGGCCATATACAAACTGGAGAAGATTTTTTCAAATATGAAGAAGTGCCAGAAGGGTGTGAAGTTATCGTAAGTAACCCGCCATTTAGTAAAAGAGATGATATATTTGAAAGAGTATATGAACTTAATATACCTTTTGCGTTGATAATGAATGGTAACGGGTTATTTGATAGTAAAAGGCGTTTTGAAGTGTTTAAAAATAATAACTTTGAATTGTTAGTACCACAAGGAAGAATGAAATTCAGCGACGGCGTGCAAGCTAAAACGCCCCCTAATTACCAAAGTGTATATGTATGTAACGGTGTACTAGATAAACAAATAGAATTTTGTTATATGAATAAGTAACTAAAAGGAGTGAGTAATATGTTACGAGCTAAGGTTTATATTAAGAGTGAAAATAAAATGTCTGAAGTTGAAATGATTAATTTTTCTGAAAAAGTAGTAAAAATATATGATAAATATTACAGAGGTTTTGAAGAACCTTCTATTGGGTTTGAAACTTATACTTTTGATGAAGTAAATTTTATGGATAACACGGGGTTCAAAGATAAGAACGGGGCCAATATTTATACTGGGGATATCGTGGAATATGTGCGAAGACATCCAGATGTTGGAACGCTTAGAGGTGTAATATGCAAAAATGAGTATGGCGCTTATGTTATTGAGTTGTATGTTATGAAAAATAGGATGGATGAAGTTTGTGAAAAAATAGATAAGATGCTTGGTTCTAAGGTTGAGTACGAGAAACCTAATTTAAGCTTCTTATTGGATAACACAACACATGATGGTTGCGTTGTGCTTGGGAATATTTACGAAGATAAGGAGTTGTTAGAATGTTAGGTTATATATTTGAATGGCTTGTATTGATGGTGTTAGTAGGGTTAGTTCTAAAGATTTTTGGAGAGAATTTAAAATCAGAATATGTATATTTATTTACAGCTATTTGGGGTGTTGCTAATCTATGTATTAGCTTAAATGAATAAAGGAGAAAGATAATGAATAATAGAAAAGAAATTAATGAAATAAAAGAAGCTATGAAAGGTTTATTAGATAGATTGGATAAATTAGAAAACACAATATCTTTACCACTTGATCCATTTGATTTTTTTAAAGTGGAGTTACCAGAAGATGGCGAAAGATTGTACTTTATAGATAATGTACAAAGCACAATATTAAGTAAAATTTTTGATATAAGTAATATGAATGATGTAAAACGTTTTGAAAATGGCTTATTTTTCGAAACTATAGAAGAAGCTAAACATCATCTAAAAGAATGTAAGTTACTATTCACAATAAAGAAATGGGCTAAAGAAAAAAATGAAGGTTGGGGGCCTGATTGGGAAGAAGATGAGGGAAAGAAATGGTATGTTTATTATAATCATATTGAAGAAAGCTTAAAGGTAACGTGGGGTTATAATTCAACAAATTTTATTAAACTGCCTTATTTCAAAACAGAAGAAATAGCGCAAGCATGTATTGATTTATTTGGTGAAGAAATAAAAGAGGTGTTAGTCAATGGATCTTAAAAGTTTAGGTTATGAAGTTAGAGAAAGCCGAATAGAAGGAATATTAAGAGAAATAAAAGATGAAATAAGTAAAAAAGATGTAAGATTTATAAAAATGCTAGATCGTGAAAGAAAAGAGGTTTACATAAATATTAATGAGATTATATCGTTCAATGGATGTGGTAAAACTGTAATGGGAAATGCAGTAACAGAGATAAAAACTACTTCTACTAGTGAGATGGTATTGGCTACAGTTGATGAAGTGTTTAGAGCAATAGAGAGAGCAAGAATTAATTAAGAGGTGTTACACTAATGAAATTAGAAAATTTAACAGCAGTTCAAACTATATTGAATGAAATAAATAATAATAGACTTATTATCCAAAATATTAATTGTGATTTTTATATACATGTTGACTTGGTAACTCCAGAATTTAAACCAGGCGGGATCATAGTACCAGATACCATAAAAAAATCTATAGTAATAATGTTTGAAAGAAGAAATGAATATCTTGTTGATGAGTTAAAAGCGTTAGGGGTGGAATTGTAATGAATGAACAAGTAAAAGATATGTTAAAACAAAAAGCTGATTATGAAAAAGAAGTGTTGACTAAGTATTACATCCTGGAGAAAGATGGTTCTTGTTGGTTGACTAGTGCATATGATCGAAGGACTGTTATGCTGTGTGCTAAACGTGGGTTGTTATTCAAGACTGAAGAACAAGCTAGAAAATATGATGCAAAACGCCGTTTAATCTTTGATATGGAGAATTGGGCCAATATATATAACGATGGGTGGGAACCTAATTGGTGTAATATTCACCAGGATAAGTATTGTATTGAAATTACACCCTCTACGGGCCATTTCTATATAGCTAGAAGGCACGCTATTAATCATTTAGGGTTATTACCTTGCCTTAAGTCAGAGGAGCTTGCTGGGGCGTTTATTAAGGAGTTCGGTGAAAGAATAAAGGAGTTGTTGATTGATGATTGTACTAAAGGCAAAAATAGACGAGAAGAATAAAAACAAGATTGTGATTAATTCTAAAGACTTGGCTGAAAAGCTAAATGAAAAATATATGAACTCACGCGCTATAGGGGTGCTAGAGTTCATTGAAGAATTAGAGATCACGGAGTTTGTTATTGAAAGGGATGAAGTGAATGGGTTACACTAAAGAGGATGCTAAGTGGTTTTTAGAGAACTACAATAACATAAAGATTGAATGTAACGACTTTCTTTTAAACTCTTTCCAACCAGGGGATAAGAGTGAAATAAGCACTCAAAAGACTGGGAGGGAGAACGAAAGGAATTTAATTAAAAAGTTAGACAATAAGAAGTACCAGGAAAATAAACGTATTCTAAAGTGTATCGATACTTTCTTGGATGGGTTAGACCAAGAACAATACAGACTTGTACACGCTAGGTATTTGGTTAAACCAAGAATGAAAATTTATGATATTGCTTGTAAATATCACATGCATATATCAACTGTTAAACGTAAACAGAAAAGCTTGTTAGAAGATTTTTTAACAATTATAAATAATTCATAAAAGTTGAGCCATTTGAGCCATTTTTATGTGCTATAATGGTAATGTAAGAATTTAACGGAAAGGCAGCCATTAATTAATTACTGAACTTAGTTGCAGGAGTTTAGAGTTAGATAATTGATCCTTTTCATTTAAAAAAATGTGTATATATTTCTGGTTATGTGTTGGGTTCTCCACAATATTCCCAACATGTAATAATTACTTACTTAATTTTATATATAAACAACGTATTAAGCATAAAATACCT